CTCAAATTTATGGTACTCAATCTCCTCCCAAGTTCGTGTTCTAATATTAGAATTAGAAGGACAACGACTTGCAATCATAGCATTATGATGAGCTAAACAATTATGACGAAAAATACGATCATTAATTGACTCATGCATAACAACAGCTGTACGAAATAGCTGTTGAATGTTTGTTTTAAAGAGGGACTCTACAACAAGATACTTATAGAGTGTACCGGATGCAAATTCAATATCATAAACGATATCTTCATTCTTAAGACCGAAACTATTAATTTTCTTGATACCTAAGGTATCATATCTTTGCTTAATAAGACGATCAAACATCCATTGAGTAGGAGTTTGGGTTTTCCTAACGGTGAAACCTCTCTGTTTACCTTTAACAATTAAGATAGTTAATTGGCGCAAATCACCATCACTAACTGGACCGATTGGCAAAAGCCCGGGTCCTCCCAAATATTCTGGACAAATCCAAGGGATATTGGGGCATTCTTTAAGAGTTTCCAAATTAAATTTAATGAAACTGAGAGAAACTTCAGGCCAAATTTCAGTAGGTGAATCTTTATATAACTGACGATGCATAGCACCCAAAACATTATAAGGTCGAACTCCAAGTTCAACATTCACTCCACTTCGTGGCTTAGACATCAATATGCCCATATTAACAAATTTCCGATGTTTCCATTTCTTTTCGACTAAATTATAATCATAAGTGGTAGAATTGATAACAGCAATCGGACGATGAGCAAGACTGTAGAGTGTCTTGCCTTGAGAACTAGTAAGTCCTCCGAACGATGTGATCTTTAACCAAAGATCCTTAATATTATCTCTACGACCAAGAAAGGTACAATCATCACCATTAACCAAAATTGGTGCTAATGGTGCTTGCCTAAATTCTAATTTTTGATCACACAATCTGAATTTACATCCGTAACTTAACTCTTGAGCCCAACGGCACATAGCCGCATTAGCAAGACAGAGAAAAGGGAATGAGGTTATAGAACCCATGAGTTGACCCTCTAATTGAGGACGGATCACTCCATTCTTAAATTCAAATAAATGATGTGTGAGAGATCTCACTAGCATCTCATGATGTCTTTCATCAATAATAAGACCATCATTATCTTGTTGAACATTTTCGTTCAAAACAAGAACTAACTCATCTGCTAGTGTCTCGGAAACCCAACTGTGTAGGTTATCAGTTGAAGCTTTATAATCACCGTTAATGATCATATCTAAGTCAGTGAAACCATTAAAAAGTTGATCTATATCTATAGTATCAACTGGTTTTCCTATAAGACTGAAACTTTTATGACGTTTCAGCACTGACCACATGAACATCTGAAGTGGTTTCAAAAATGTATATAGTAGAGGTGGTCCCTTCGATATTACTCGAACCTTCAGGGCCTCCGACAAACCAACTGGTTTGACTAGAGGTAATTCCGTATAAGCTCTTTCCTTTAAGAGATCCATCATTTCTTCCCATCTGACTCGTAATTGAGAGTCATCATATACATAACCTTTAACTTCATCGTTAACGCAAGAAGCATTAATCAAGAGATCATCCTTACCATCTGAGCCATGCTCAATAACGATTGCTTTTTCGCAATTCTTTTCATGAAGATTTATTAAATCTCCATTATTAGAAAAGAAAGGGTCTCCATTAATTAATTCACAAAGAATAGTACCAACACAACCACCATCTACTCTAGAGTAGTTATAGTTACCATTTGTCGATGGACAAAATGGTTCATAATGTTGTTTACGTGTATAAACTTCCTTATGGAACATTTCACGAACTATTCGCCTCAATTGCTTGCACATAACTTCCTTACTTAAGACAGAGTGATCTGATTCATAATATGCATCACATTCGCTAAGAATCTCTTCTTTAGGTAATTCCGGAGGCATCTTACAAAGATGCTCCGCTGTCTTATATTCAGCGTCGATTATCATATCCTTTTCAGGTCTTGGTAATCCCATTTTAGCCATATTCATAGTTAAAATGAAACCACTGAATAGCTCTGGTCGTTGCTTTTTCAAACTCATTTGAAAAGCATAAAAAGGACCTCCAAGTAATATACCAGGACAGTCTTTTTCCATTCCCTCAATTAATGGTATCGGATCTTTACGATCTGTCTCATAATGAGCGTAGAATGCTAGAGTCTTATATTTCAGGTAAGCCATCCACTTTGATTGTCCATATTTCTTTAAATATGCGATCATTAAATTCTCCGATTGCGATAGCGAAAATTCATATCTACGACGATATGCATTTCCGAATTCATTGCAACGCAGAGATTGTGGGCGGTCCATGCCATACAAGTGAAATATTTCAGCAAGTGTTGACATAGATTCTTTAACTTTTTCGACCACATCATATGAAAGATGTGGAGAGTTTTCTCCGGCTACTACCATTGCCGTGTCATTTTCAGGAGGAACTCGTAAGAGCGCATCTCCCTTCAATAACGTAGTGTCATTTTGTGACAATTCACGCTTTTCTTCGTTTAAGTTTAACGAGGGATCTAGC